CTTAAGGTTCCCTAGTTTATGCCTGGTGACCCCTCACACAGACTCGATCATCACCCGCGGCCATCCATAGGCGCGCCAAGTAGTGGTGTTCGACGCAGAACAGGCGTACTGAATCTCCACTTCCGTGCTCTGCGTGAGGTTGAGATACCACTCAGCAGACTGGCTGCAATGACCCGTGACCACATTGAAGGTCTGCGCGGTGCCGTTCATCTGCTCGACGCTCGCTTGGAGGAGCTTCCAGTAGAAGTTCGTAACCGTCCCCGTTGTCGAGAACGATGCCGACACCTTGACACGGTACTTGCCCCGGCGAAGCGTGAATGCAGCATTGCCATTCAAGGCGACTCCGAGTCCGTTCCAATCCCCAGGAAACTTCTGGAGATTGGGCAGGACGCCAAAGACGCCTCCGATGTTCAAATTCGGAGAAACATCGGCCTCCACCGTGAAGACAGAGGAATGGGTGCTGATCGCCTCGGTGCCCTCCTCGGCCACCGTCACGGGGTTCATGAGCTCCAAGTCGTAAACGACCCAGAGCTCACCGCAGTCGACACCGGCGTTCGCCATGCCTGACGTGCTGAAGTACAGCTTGCCCACGTCATACAACTGGGCAGTGGTGTTGGCAGGAACTGCGCCGCTGCGGACCAACTTGGCGTCGGCCGGGGCGCTGAACTGTTCCGGGATGCGCAGACTCTTGCTGTCCGAAGGAACACCGGCCACACTGGGCTGCATGTTCTCCGCTTGAGCAATGGTCGTGAGCTCGCCGCCAAACACATCTGGGTCCATCGAGATGACCACGCGGCCCTGCTGTCCCGCGGTTGCGAAGACGGAGGCCAATGGGCGGTACTCGAACCGCAGATTGTGCAAACGGTAGCGGGCAAAGTTCTTTGCCAGCTGTGAGGCCCACGGAAAAACGTCCGTGAGGCCTGGGTTGATCGGGTATGCGGTGACAGCAAACCCAGTGGAGGTCTTGACCGTTCCAAGCGATTCCTCGCGATGCAACGTTCCAGTGAATCCCCCACCAGCCGAGCGCCGCGCCCCCTTCCCTTGTTTGGGCTTGGGAGGCGCGTCGCCCGAGCCGGCACCGAAGTTGCCCCACGGAGTGGCGGCATCGACGTACCAGCGCTTGCCCTTGCCCTGCTTGGGCTTTGGGGCTTGTTGTTGTTTGCTCCGCTGCGCTGCAGCACGAGCTTTCGCGGCTTTCGTCTTCGTCATGAAGGAACAAAAATTCGCTACCAGGCACATTGCATCAAAATCGGATGCTTCACCGACAAACTCGCCGATGAACATTGGAGTTTCCTGATAGCCCACGGGCATCTCATGGAAACGAAGAGCGTAAAGGACGCTAAAGTCGGCATCCATCACAAAAGAACCATCAAATTCAGGCACAAGGCCCGAAGCGATGCATTTCAGCTGAGCAAACAATTGCCCAGCCGCATCAACCAAGTGGCTCGTGTCCACATGGTTGGTCAAATGCAGCTCCACAAGGGACTGGTATGAATCCCAGCCCAACTGCACTGGCTCGCCAGTGGACAGCCGTAAGCCAAACTCCTCGTTGCGAGTCTGCTTTTGGTAGGCTGCCCAACGCTCAAGCGCCAGGTCAGTGTCACACGGGTAATCTGCTGCAATGGCAGCAAAAACCTCGCGCAACGGAGTCCGCGCGTGCTCAGACTGACAGAGCACGTGGCACCACTGCGAGAATCGCTCGCGCAGCGTGCCAGGAAAGACCTCCACGGGAACGTAGAGAGTCTTCAAAGTGGAGAGCGGAACCCACACAACCTGCCCATCGGCAGCGTGCGTGAATGCTCCCCCGAGAAATGTCCCAGCCTGGAAGGGCATGATAGGGTTTCCCTGACGCTCCTCGAGCGTGTAGGTGAACCCAGCAACTTGCAGCGTCTCGCGAAAAGCCGCCAGCAACGCCTCAAGGCTGAAATCACGGACCATGCGTGAAGCCTGGTCAATGTGTGCAAACCAACCAAAAACTGCGGCCAGCGCGGTAATGACCTCGCCAGTGGCTGTCTCGTCGGGTTGTTCACTTTTCTCAACGTGGACCCCGATCGCTTTCATGAGCTTGGACTCAAAGCGCGGGGGGGTGGTGTTCAACTCACGGCGGCGCCTAAGGAAGGCGGCCATCCAGTCTTTGTCCACACAGAGGGCTGTCAAGACACGGCGCAACCAAGCTTGATAGTCCTCCCCACAGTGGCGATCGCACTTGCTCAAATCAAGAGCGAAGCAGCGGCCACCACTATAAGCGTAAAAATCGTCACCCTGCAGAAAGATGACGAACGCGTAGTCCTCGAATAGACCAGCGGCAACGTCAAGCTTGATAGCGCCAGGATCGCCCATGTACAGGACGTACCCAATGACACCACCGCACTCGACGGTGAACCCTTGCTTGAGCATGCGCTTGGCATTCCCCTCAAAAGCAAAGGCAGCAGCCCCCTCGCTTGTCAAGGGCTGCAATGGACGTGTCTTCACTTCGATACCATCGAGAGTGGAGCTCACAGGAAGCTTCTCGTCTCCTTTCATGCTGATGCTCGGTTTCATGCTCGACGCGACACCGTAGAAGTCGTCATAAAACTGTTGGATCCGCATGCGCCGGTGGCTCAGAGGCCATGGCCGCGACATGAGATACTCCTCTGTGTCATCTGGGCTCATGATAGAGAAGCACTCGTGCTGCAAGAAGCTTGGCACCCCCATGCCATCCCAGTACCCAGGAACGGGCTTCAAGACAGGAGGTGCGAAACGGTGCTGTCCCATGCGAAGCAAAGAGGACAGCGTCGCTGTCGGCTTCGCCAACAGCGGGGTCGATGATTTGAAGAGCGGGACCAATTCGCTCTTGCCAGGCACGGCGTCGGCTTCCAACAGGTCTTGCACCAAATAAGAATCCATGAGTGGCTCACCCGCCTGGTAGAAAGTGAAGCCATTGTTCTCAAGTGGTGCACGACGAGAATCGGCAACATGCATGTCCTGAACTGCTTCCAGCTCAATGTCATCCATGAAACTGACTCGCCCTCCGAAGAAAAGTCGCGCGATGTGGTCGCGGAACCAACGGAAGCTGCCGGTGCCGGTGCACAACATGTTGAACATGAAGTGCAGAGGCAATGCCGCCCAGAGAGGCATGGCTGCCAACAAGGCATGTGCCACCCCCCGGACGACGATGGAGCCCAGGACTTCCAGCTCTGTGCCGGGAATCTGTGAGCCCTCGAGTGCACCAAACAAAAGCCCGTCAATCAACGGGTTGCCGAAAAAACCACGGCGTTTGATGCACTCTTCGAAAAGAACCAGTGCGCCGACGATCGCCGTGGAGGCAACCGAGGCGAAAAGCTTCTCGTGAGCGCGCCCCCCAAAGGAATGGAGGAGCATGCGCGCCTTTGCCTCCACTTGATAGTGAAGACCAGCGCGCACTTTGTGCAACCACCGACGCAGCCACTTGGGCAGTGCAAGCTTCGGCATCACCGAAAAGCCCGCTTGCCCCTTAATGGCCACATACAGACCCCCAACCGCTTCAGTGGTGGCTGAGATGAATGTCGCGATGGCCCCGACGCGGTCTGAGCGCTGAGCGCCCACCGTAACTCGGGAAGCGAATTGAGCGAGCCCTTGGCCCATGCCCAATCCCTCATACTCGACCGCAAGCGACTGCACAGCCGCTTGGCGAGCGACGGAAACCCCTGCCACCGGCAGAGGAACCGCTACCATTTCTTCCACGTGGCGCGTGGTGGCCCCGAAGATGCGGGGCCAATACTTCTCAAGGATGACTGGGTGGTCCTCCAGAGTCTTGAGCAGCGTCGAGGTTACCGTCCGGCGGTATGCTTCCTGCGATGGAACTTGCGTTGGCTCCAAGCGCGTGCGCGCAAGGAGAATTGGGCGGACTGCGTGGACCGCGACCCAATGTTGAAGGACCAGTTCTGGACGAACAGGCTCAATGGCTTGCACCACGGGCGCTTGGCC